GAAATATTGTATTAATCGTTTCTTAAAAACAGGTGCTCAATTTATTTACTTAAGAATGTATAAAACAGAATTAAAGAAAATCGATCAATTATTTAATGATGTTGCTCAAGAATTTCCTGATACTGATTTTAAAGTAAAGGGAAAGGAGTTTTATATAGATGGTCAGTTGGCGGGATTTGCAGTTCCGTTGAGCGCGTGGCAAAGTTTTAAAGGTAATTCATTCCCGAATGTTGAGACTATTTTATTTGATGAATTTATTCGTGAGAAAGATAATGTTGGTTATCCGCCTAACTGTGTAGAAGCTTTACTTAATATTATAGATACTGTTATACGTAACCGTGACAATTTTAGATGTGTGTGTCTTAGTAACTCAGTTTCTGTTGTTAATCCGTGGTTCTTATATTTTAATATTCTTCCTGAACCTGATAAAGATACAGGCGAGTTTAAAAGATTCTATTCTTATGGTCATTATGTGTTAGAAATACCAAAAGCGAATGATTTTAAAGAAGAAAGAATTAAAACTCGTTTTGGTGCTATGATTAATGAATTAGATTATGGGCGTATGAGTTTAGACAATGAATTTACACATGATGTTGATACATTTGTAATGAGAAGACCAAAAACCACAATACACTTCTGTAACGTTACTTATAAAGGATTTACAATGGGAATGTGGGTTGATACGAAAAGTGATTTTATGTTCTTGAGTCAAGATCACGACCCATCATGTAAAAAATCATTTGCGCTTAGTAAAGAAGATATGAATGAAAATCGTATACTTGTTAATAGTTATAGAAGTGAAATTTATCTAGATAAAATGGTAAGAGCATTTAAGAAAGGTTTGTTAATGTTTGATAATCAAATTATTAGACAAACTAGTTATGAAATGTTTAAGCGAATGGGTGTACAGTAAAAGCGGAATTACGTAGAATGGAGTGATAAAATATATAAAAGATATAAAATAAATATATTATAAAAAGGATATAATAAAAATATCTAAAACATATTAAAATACATAGGATACCGTAGAACCTTAATATATCATAAAAGAAAAAAACCCTTCCTTAATTGGAGGGGTTTCCGTATTTTCCGTATTTTCCGTATAATGATGATGCTTCTATTTTAATTTGATACATTGAGCTGATATCAAAATATTCATATATAGTTGGTAAATTTATAAATTGTTTCATATCAAAACTTATGAAAACTTTTGACCAATTAATTGAAGTCACTTTATATTTTTTTTCATTTGTTATTTATCCCCTTTTGTTGGATTTCTCCGAGAATGTATTCTTTTCCTTCAATGAATTTATAATTGTTGATATCTTTGTCGAAAAACCAATATAGAAAATCATCGAAACAATTATCTCCTGAAAATACTTTTGTTCTTTCTGCTAGTGAACCGTAAACCATATATTGTAGTTTAATCATGATGCAACAACCTTTCTAAGTTTCGCTTCATAGTATACTTTTTCTAATTCGTCTACACCTTTGTATCTTGTTTTATTTGATTTTAATCTAACACCTGTATTTTCCATTAAATTAAATGATGATGTTTCAATGACTTTGTAAATTGGTTCGTCATATTCTAAACCATATCTTATGCAATATTCATCTGCTCTTTTTATAAGATTTGATATATTTGAGTCTGACATGTAATTTACTGGATTAGTTAGAAAGTTTAGGCTAGGTTTATATTTAGAATTGATTCTGTGAATTGTTCTCATCTTACTTTTGTTTCTCCTTCCAAATGTTGTGAAGTTCTTTGAAGAAATTATGTAGTTTGATAGACATGTCTCTATCTATTTCTCCGTTTCGGTGTTGTTTGTTAATTAATAATAATGCTTCTGCATATTTTAATGTATCCATTAAAACCACCATCCTATAAAATCTTTGAAATTACCATCTGTCAATAAAACGGATAATAAAACCCCTACTATGAATAACCATATTATACAAACGAATACTTTTAATAAACCTTGACCGAATTTAGGTGATTGGTTATTGTAAACTATTTCTTCATAAGGAACATTGTTTGCTATACAATAAGCTTTTCTCATTGCTTCTTTTTCTTTTAATTCTTGTTGTTTTAAATTATTTTGTTTTTGTAATTCTCCTGCAACTAAGAAATCAGTATTGAAACCATTGTTATTAAAATCGTTATTATACATATTATC